TCTCGGACTCCGTCGTTCATGCCGACACCGACACCGAAACTGACACCGACACCGACACCGACACCGACACCGACACCGACACCGACACCGACACCGACACCGACACCGACACCGACACCGACACCGACAATGATGACGATGTCGGTGTCGGTGTCGGTGTCGGTGTCGGTGTCGGCAGAATTGTCGGGCTCCTGGCCGTCAACTTTCAACTCTTCGCCGTTTTCCTGTTCACCCACCATTAACTCGGGCGGCAAGCCGCCCAGTTCGTTACCTTGCTGTTTTTTCGATGCCATATCACACCACCGTCGCGCAGAGTGCAGCATTTACCCGGCTTGGGATAACCAGCGGAGCAGACTGCATCATCAGCAGGCGTTGCGCCGGGTCTTCTTTCACCCAGGTCTTAGGGGCATAGGCCAGAGGGCCATAGGTGAAAGCAGGATCGAGGATCACGCCGAATGCCCGAGTCCCCATCAGGTCAGCACCAGACATAATGACGGCACCATCAGGGATCATTGGTTTTTCGACATTGTCCAGCGGGTCAATGAACCAGTCGTTATACAGCCACAGGTCGAAGTTACCCCAGCGGCCTTTATAAACGGCCCCTTTTTGCACCTGCGCACCGGCATTAATCTGGTTGCCAAACGGGCTCAGCGCCGGGAAGGTGATGGCGTTATCCTTGATCGTGGTATCCAGTCGGAACGCTTTCCACGCCTTGTTAGTGAAGATCAGGTCCGTCGGTACCGCGCCGGAATTTTTGAGGATCAGTGTCTGCCACTCTTCAATATCATCCGACGGCTGCGTGTTGGTCGCGCCGGCGGCCACCGTCAGCGGCCATTTATCACTGCCACTGAGGGTAATGGTCAGATCAGGCGAACGGCCAAAATCCACCACCTTGGTTTCATAACCTTCCCCGTTCACGGTCACTTTCCCTGACACCATAGCGCTGCTGGCCATCCATTCAAGACGGCGGTTAATCATGTCGATCTGATCTGCCATCTCGAACTGCAGGTTCAGCATTTCGCGCTCTGCCGCAGTAAATTCGCCACCGATGCGTTCGCCAATCTGCCGGCGGATCGGTTTGCGCAGATCCGGTGCGCGCTTGTCTTTGATATATGCCGGCTTGAAGGTATTGGTCTGGTATTTGCGACTCTCGACCAGTTTACCTTCCACCAGCGGCGATACGAATGGCGCCATACGACGCAGACCCACGTCCACATCGATGGCAACCTCTTCCGTCTCGTAAGTCACCACGTTCGGGAAGAAGCGATCCAGAAGCCAGTTTTGGCTGGTTTTCAGGTTAGGAACGACCTGGACCAGCACGCTGGTATCAAAAATGTTTTCCATATTCAGTCTCTTTATGATGCCGGCACCGTAGCCGGCCAGAATTCAGGACGAGTGCAACCCTGCCAAAGAACCGGCATCAGTTACGTTTCAAAAGGGTTAAATCAGGATACCGGCGACTGGATGCTATCGCGCAGGAAGATGGCCAGCGGGCGGAATTGCGCTTTCAGTTCAGCAATGGTCCAGGTCGCGTCGAAGATCAGGCGATGCTGGTTAAACTCGCCCATCAGATACACACCGCCAGTTTGCGCTGTAGTGGTAGTGTCCACGTTATCGACCAAAATGGCGGACGGCTTCTCACTGCCGTCGGTGGCGTCTTTTTTGCTCGGGATATACGCGCCGGTCGCGGTGACTAAGCCGAGTACCGTCCCACGTTTAAGCGCCCCTGAAACACCGATCGTGACCGAGTCAGTGACCAGCTGTAACGGGCCGGAAACCAGCTGATCGGGTACGAACAGCGAACTTTCCATGCCCGGTGCGAATTGATTTTGTCCAAACTGGTCCATTACTTGTTACCTCGTGCAGTGTCATAGAGACTGGTCATTTTGCTTACCAGCGCATTTTTACCCGTTGCAGGCTTCTCGCCGTCGGGCCCCAATTGTGCCTGCTCAGATTCACGCATCCGGGCATCCAGCGACTTTCTACCTTGTGGCTGCGGGGCTACGGCGCCCACCGTCGCCAGCGTGTCGATGGCTTCACGCGCACTCATCCGGGTATTGAAAGCCAGGTGAGCGGCCATGTCCGGGCGGCCGGCGGCATGCTTACTGCCAAAAATGGCGGCGCAACGTTTCCGCTCTGCCCGGCGCCCCTTTTTCACATCGCGGTTTTCATCCTCTTCCGCGTCTTCGTCGTCTTCTTCAGCACGACGGGATTTCGCCTTTTTACCTTTTTCCTTGTCGTCATCATCGTCCTCGGCGTCAGGTTCACGATCGTCGTCTTCCATGTCTTCGCGATCGTCATCGTCTTCGGCGTCTTCCTCGTCATCGCGCTCCTCTTCCGCGCGACGGGATTTCGCTTTTTTGCTTTTTTCTTTGTCGTCGTCCTCTTCCTCAGACGCTTTTTTCTTGAGGCCGAGAAGATGGGCAAACTTTAAATAAGACATACGTTAAGCTCCTGCTTCATTGATTAATTTTCGGAATGCGGCATCAGGGGTCATCACCGCATCGGCAAGCCCCAACTTGACGCCATCAGCCGCCAGGAAACAGGCAGCCTGGGTGTTACGGATAGTTTTTTCAGTAATTCCCCGGTTACGGGCTACCGTACTGACAAAAAGCCTACCCATCGCATCTACATCATCCTGAATCGCGGCGCGGGCCTGATCGCTCAATTTGACGTAGGGGTTGCTCTCGGCTTTGCGGTCACCGTAGGTGATAATGGTGACCGCCAGGCCGTCTTCTTTAATTCGCTGTGACCAGTCACAATGAATGACGATCACCCCGACCGAACCGACACCACCGGTACGCGGTACATGAATACGATCTGCCGCGCTGGCGATGGCATACGCGGCGGAATACGCATTTTCGGTAAGGATGGCGTGGATCGGTTTTGAACCGCGGGCGTGATAAATTTCATCCACCAGATCGAAACAGCCGGCTACCTCACCGCCGGGAGAATCGATATCGAGGCAGATTCCGCTTACTTCGGGGTCACTGATCGCGGTCAGGAACGACTGCCTGATCCCGTCGTAGCCCGTCATACCGCTGTAGGGTCGCAGACTGCCCAACTTCTGAACTAATGTCCCCTGCACGGGGATCACCGCGATACCGCCAACCACGTCATAGCCGGCGTCCTGTTTACGAGCCTTTCGGCTAAAACTTTCATCATCCCCCAGCCAGTCAGATGCCAACGTGTTGATGCGGGTTATCCCGAACCGGTCCATCATGGCAGCCATGACCACTTCGGCCTTTTGCGGGTGAAGCGCCAGCGGCGTGTTAAACAGCCGCTGCGCCAGGTGCGGTAAATTCACTCTGCCTCCGGATCTTTAATTGTTTCAGGCGCCAGGATTTCAGCCTGTGCCCAGCTCGGAACAGGGAGCCCCCGCTCTTTGAAGGCGGCAATCTCACGCGCACGCTGGTCCAGCATTTCTTCCCAGTCCTCGCCGGCGTTTTCTGCCGATTCCATTTCAAGCGTTGAAAGCCCGGCATCCATACCAAGAATGGCGCCTTTCTTCTCCGCCACCGGGTCCACCCAGCCACGACCTGGCCCCATCCAGCGAGCACGGCAATACGCCGCCCTGGCGTCCAGAAAGTGCGGCGCACCGTTGGGCAGCGGTAGGTCTTCCGTATCGTGGATTTCTTCAATAAAAGCGGACAGGATCGGCTGGGCGAACCCCACAGAAAAATCATCGCGCCGGCGGGTCAGTGTCTTCCACGCCTCCAGCATCGCAGAGCGTGCCGAGCTGTAGTTAACATCTGACCAATCTTGCGTGACCTGCTGTGTTGACAGGCCCGTTGCCGCAGCGATATTGCGCAGCGCTGCGCTTTCAAAAACTTCAAAATTGCTGTGAGGACGGGCAGCATTAACTGCCTTTACATCCTCACCGGGGTACAATATCGGCATTCTTGCGCCATTTTGCAGCGATATGCGGCGATCATTGTGAAAATCAACGCGCCCTTCTTGATAGGCACCGATCTGAGTATCGTCAAAGGTTTCCCCCATCGCCGCCTCAACCATCTGCGGATCATAGGGAGAGGTAATGTAGGCTCCAAATACGGCGTTCAGGATCGCTGCTTCAAGCTCCGACTGGTCATACTTGATGAGCATTTTCAGCCGCTGAACAACCGGCGTTAAAATCCCATTCCCCCGGTGTTGCGCGCCCCGCTCATGGTCATAATCATGGACCACATGCGGACGGCCCCAGCTTGTTTCCCGCGGGATGCGCCGCCACGTCATCGTCTTGGCGCCACTCCACCAATCGCCGATATGTGCTTCGCGAATGTGATACGCGATTGGCGCGCCATCACCGTCAATTTCAACGCCACCGCGAACATTCGGCATATCGAAGTTTTGTTGCGGGTTACTCAACCGGTCAGGATCGACGATTTGCACCGTTGTAGCATAGCGGCCGCGCCCACGCCCCAGTCTGTCTGGCCGGTATTGCAGCACCGCCAACGCATCACCATCAAGCAGCTTGTGCCGAAAACCCAGGCGCAGCATTTGAGACACCGTTTGTTTGCGCTCAACATCGCAATAACGTCCCGGATCATTAGCCCATGACCGCCAGTGAGCCTCAACCACCTTGCCATATTCATCTGCCCAGGTGGCGTCGAAGGCTGTATTGCCGGTCATCAATGCCAACATGCGATAGTCAGGCTTGAGGATGGGACGAAAGTTGGCGCCGATGGCGTTATCCAGCACGCGGGTAATGCTACCGCTGGCCCAACCATCATTGCGTGCAAGATCTCGCACACGGGAAACAATGCGATCACGGTAGATATTGATCTCATTGTCGGGTGACCATAACGCAGGCTGCCAGTTGGCCAACTGGTCGCTAAACGAATCCGCCGCATCGTAAGGCACACGGCTGCCGCCCACCAGCATGGATGCCTTTGACCGCATCGGCGGTAGCGGCTGCCCATTCGGGCCTAAAATTTTGATGTCATTCATCAGAATCTAAACCTCATTGGCCGACGTGGGCGGGGAACAATACCCAACTGCGCCTGCAGCAACTGGATCAGTGCCATCAGGTCCGCCATTGAGGCTTGTTGATAAGAAACAGAACGCGTGCCATCACCTTGCGTGTACGAGAACGACACACCGCGCGCGCCGGCTGCGAGGTCAATATAGGCCTGTTGCGCCTTTGCCAATGCGTCCTGCAATTGAGCAGGCGTCATCGCACCGGCCAACAGGCTGGTGTTACGGTTAAACATAGGGATCCTTATGATGGCAAAAGTTGTGACAGACGCTTGCGCTTCGGTTTTTCCGGCTCTTCAATGATGACGCCAGGCAGTCGAAGGTTTTGTTTTTCCTCCGGCTGCTGCGGCGCCGGCAACAGGCGATCGGGATTGATCGCGATGTTGTCCGCCAGCAGATTCAGCTTTAAACCGAGATAAAACAGGCCGCACAGGGCTGCATAGCTGTACACCCTGCAGTCCAGCGCTTCGTTTGCCCTGCCTGGAAGCTGCTCCCAAACTCGGTAACGCTGGCCACCGGACACCTTCAACACCGAACGTTCTGCCAGCAACTGGCTGAAATAGTTCAGGTCACGGTCTGCCGGAAAGTGCATGTAACTGGCCTTAGCTTCTCCAGGCTCCTGGGGCGGATCGATATGCAGTCGCCCGCGGACTGTATCCTTGGCCGCATTCACCCCAATGATGATTGGTTTGAAACTTGCCTTTGACTTGGACGTTGGCTTTTTCGTCGGCCAAACCGGCGAACGTTTACCACCGCGCGCCGATTCACCCTTGATCGCCCAAATTCGGCGGCCAAGGCGCTCTTTGGCAAACTCGTAAACTTTCTGGGTGTGGTGGCCACCTGAGTCCATGCAGGCCGCCATTATCGTGAATCCACGCCCGTCAGCTCGGCGCCAGACCTGCTTGAGATACGCATCGAGGCGTTGCCACGGTTCGTTGGTTTCCAGATCACCTTCAATCACGTCGAAGGCAATCGACCAGCTCTCCTCATTACGTCCCCAACCCGTCACCTCAATTTCAAAGCGACCATCCTGGGTATCGATGCCGGCCGTTAATACCGCCACGCCGTCAGGCACTTCTGCTGCATAGACTTCACAGCGTTCCAGCAAGCGTTTTTCGCTCAGCGCTTTTTCGCCGCGGTCTTCATACGGCTCGCCAAGCACCAGGTTGATAAAGGTCTGACGCATGAGCGGATCGTTTTTCACCCGTAGCCACTCAGCCACCAGATACTTCCAGGCTGCGTTCGGGAACAGGCTATAACCCGCCCAAATGTGAAAACCCGCATGCCCTTTAAATGGTTTGGTTGCGCGCCATTCGCCGTGCTTCACCATGCCCGACTTTTCGTTATGGTGGATCACGCAACCATTATGCCGGCAGACGTAATATGCTGATTCGGGGATGCCTTCTCCATTTTCATCCTTGTCCCACTTGATGCCGTATGGCGTCTCAGGGCCGCCCCACTCCAGCACCTGAAATTCACCGCAGTGCGGGCACGGGACGTAATAGCGGCGCTGATCGCTTTCCTCATACGCCTTTTCAATCCGGCTGGTACCTTTCACCGTTGGCGTCGAACCCAGGGCAATCTTGCGGTTCCAGAATGTTTCGGAACGCTTAATACCCAGTGCGATCTGATCACCTTCCACCCCGGCGCCGCCGGACGGATAACCGTCAACTTCGTCAAACAGGATGATCCGGCAGGTAATACGGCGGAAACCGCCGGGGCTGTTTGCCCCCACCAGCGTCAAATTGGCGCCGTTGGCAAAGGTCTTTTTGAGGATGGTCTGGTTACTGTCCTTGGCCTTGGGATCACCACAGATTTCTGCCAGCACCGGGGTATCACGCAACATCGGCGCGATCTCTGTTTTACTGTAATCTTCGGCATCTTCAACACGCGGCTGAACGATGAGGATCGGCGACGGGTCATGCGCCAGGTAATAGCCGACAACGTGGTCAAGGATTTTGGTGTAGCCAACGCGCGCCGATTTCATCACCGACACCTGCGTCACCGCCGAATCAGTAATGGCATCCATCATGCCATCCTGGTACGCGAAAGACCGGAATCGGCCCGTTTGCGCACTGGTTTCTTTCGAAAGTACCGCGTATTTATTAGCCCATTCGCTCAGTGACAGCGGTTCGGGCGGGCGAACATCGGAGCGACGCTGGCGCAGCTCCCCGGTGAAATTCTGCCAGGCTGCAGCGTTAGTTCTCTCCTCGGTTGTTATCTGCATCAAGGCTCAATTCCTCCATCGCCTCGTAAACCACCTCCTGCAGTGCCTGGACAAACTCCGCGTCGTTGGTGGTAGAAGCCAGCACCCGCAACCGGGGGCCATGTTCAGGAGCAATCGCAATGAGACGGGTGCGCATGCGGGCGTATTCATTGCCTACGGCCTCGATCATGTCTTTGTACGGCAGCACCTGCCCGGATTTAATGTCGTACTCGAGCTGGGTAAGCAACGCGAGGAAGTTTTCTTTCATCTGGCGCGCTTCATCAAGCGTCATCGTCACGCCGTGCTCGGCGATCATCCGCTTAACAGTTTCCGTCGGAGACTCGGCCAGATCCTTATCGTTTTTGTTACCTGACTTGTTACCCGAGGATCTGTTACCTGTTTTGTTACCCTGCTTGTTACCTGCCGGTTTTTTCTCTGGTCGGGTAACAGTTTTTCGGAAGCGCTCGATGTTCGCATTCGACGCTTCAACGTCAATGTCGTCTCCGGCCAGAACCAGCCAGCCGCGGGCCTTCCAGGTAGTTACCGTCTTTCGGCTGACGCCGTGAAGTTTGGCAAAATCTGACTGGTTCATCTGTTACCTCAGGTGTTACCTGTTACCCAAATTTCAAAAGTTGATAGCTAGACGCAGAACGCGGCGCGCAATGCCCGTGAGATAAAAAAGTGCCAGGAAGGACCCATTTTTTTCTTGAGCCTCCCCCCGAGGGTGCTCGCCGAGCATTTTGTTTAAAATCTTTCCAGCACGCGTTCGGCTACGTCACCAAGCTGCACATCATGGCATGGGCAATGTTCGGTCGTTGGGTCAGCGTTAGGGATAGGATGCCTGCTCGCATATCCATGCTTGCCATCCAAACCAATCAGCGTTGCCTCCTCATCGCTCACAACCTTTTCAACCAGCACATAGCCCATTTTCTCAGCATGAAACGAGATGAGTGACAACAAATCCTTTTCGGCAACCTCTTCGGACTTACTGTGATCGCAGACAGCTTCGAAGGCTTCTGCGTACTTAAGCGATGCTGCTGCCTGCAATGACAGCAATTTAAGCTGCTTCTTATATTCGGTACCAATAATGATCATGCTTACCTCTCAGTGTGATAACTACTTCGCCGTTTTCATCGCCTCTGCCATAGCCCTGCTCAGCTCTGTCGGCATCAATGCGTTGGCCATAGCCTGCGCCCTGTCGAAGTAGCCAAGCGTTGGCTTAACGGGAAGCGCGTCACCGAAGCGGATAAGCAGCTTTGGCGCTCTTTGCTGGATGCGTGGTTGCCGCGTGCCATTGGCAGAGCGTTTACGCCGGCGCCCTTTGCCTTTTTTCACCTTTTTGGCTTTCTGCCGCTGCCATACACCGTTGACCTTCTCGCCGTATTTGGTGGTCACATCGCCAATGAATACGTCATCCTTAGCCTTCAGCTGCGCCATCTTGTTGCGCGTCAGGTTGCCGTATTTGTTCAGCTTGATGTTCTTGGGGTTCAGCAGCGCCTGGCTGTTCAGCTTATGCTGACCACCGAACTCGAACGGCTCCAGATAGCTCGCGGCGGTTTCCATCACGAACACCTTAGCCCTCAGGTTGCTTTTCCGGGCGCCGAACGATTTAACCGAGTTGACCGTAAACGGCGTGGGGTTCTCCAGATGCCGTTTAAACGCGGTTTTTTCCGCTGCCTCTATCTTTCTGGCGACGCTTGTCAGTGCCTGCGCCGTAGCAAACGGAATCTGCTTGCGTACGCTCTGGAGTTGAGCCGACAGCTCTTTTAAACCGGCCATCCTCCCTCCAATACACCTTTAGTCGAGATAGAAATCATCACTTAATTGCCGCCGACGTGCGCTACTGGCATTGTGCGGACAAGCGCTTGATGTGTGTCCATCACGGCCACAATAGCTACAGCGGAGATTTGCTCTTCGGGCTGAACCGCTAAAGGTGTGAGGGCAATTAGCACGCGAGTGCCTCTGTGATCCGCAGAACGAACACCGCTGATAACTCATCGTTTTCTCTCATCATCGAGCTGGCGTATCTCCAGCAGTTGGTTGTTCGCCTTGTCGAGCGCCGCCAGCAGCGGATCAATCCAGAGCACGGCCTGGCAATAAGTCAGGGTGCCGGAGGCAGTGGCGCTAGCACCGGTTGCGTCAGCGTCGCCGGTATCGGCTGACATTGCGCGGGAACGTAGACGGTGCGTGTAGTCGAGCAGCCCACCAGCAATAGCGGCAGGCACAGCCAGATCGCACGTCGGCTGTTTCTTGAGGATCGTCCGGTATTCAATTTCTTTCCCCTGTGTGGCCGCGTCGGTGTTGATGCCGTACTGATTCGCCGCGTTGCTGATTTCGTTGGCGCGCTGGAACTGAAGCGCCTGTGTGGCGATTGTATTCGCCTGCAGGCTGTTATCGCTCTGAAGCTGTTTAACCTTCTCACCGGCCTTTACTGCGTTACTGTGGAAGTAAAACGCCAGCCTGCCGGCGACAATTAGCGCCACCAGCAACAGGCCGATCGCCATCGTGCGGAAGCTGAATGGGATGTTCATGTTTCAAATCCTGGTAAATACATCTGCACTTCATCAACAACACGATCACGCGCAGAGTTAAGTAAGCGCTTCCGACCGCCAGCGCCCCATTTAGCCATTCTGCTAGCGCACTGGCTGACTTCCTTCGATTCGGACTTGATAATGTGGTCGATTTTGTTCAAGCGAGACAAGGCATCAATACCATTGCGGATCACGGCTTGGAACGTCTGATAAACCTTGATCTCAAACTTTGCGCTTAGCCATGCCGCATATCTGATAGCCACCAACTCAAGCGCCCAGACCCCGTGATTAGGGCCTCCATTAACCGTTTTAAGCGCCGCTACTTTTGTAGCGGCGGTCAGTTCGCGCACAAACTCCTTGATTGATTTGCTTTTCGTGAAGTTGCTCGGGCGCTGTGACTCCGTGGCGTTACCTTCTGCTACAGCGGCAGCATGCAGATCATTGAGGTTATAGCGACCCTCTTCATCAACACGAACGGAGACGCCGTTTACTGCTACGGTTGGATATTTCATCGGAGTTCCTTTTAGTGATGAACCTTGTTCGCACAGGAGTCCCGGCCCTCAGAAGGCTCCGACAGCCAGCCGGTTCCTCAAGGGTCATCCTGAAAGGTTCTGAGTGAATTGCGCATGCGACTGCGCTTTGGGTACAAAAAAGCCCCGCACTATGGCGAGGCTGTTGGATTGGTCACATTTTATTCAGATTGGGGCTGTATAATCGCTTAGCGATTACTTATCCAGCCCCCAGCATGCCAGCTCGGCTTCTTGGTCGCGCCGCAGGATCTGCCCATAGCAGTTGTTGGAGCGGATACGGCAATCTCGGCCAGCGTCGTATATCCAACGGCGGATTTCGCGGCAGGCGCCAATGCGGTCACCGGCGTTGAGCCTTTTGTAAAAGGTGGAGGTGAAGCACTTGCCGGGGCCGATGTTCCAGGGGCAGAAGGAAGCGATCCCGACTTTCTGCGGTTCGGTCAGCGTTACCTTGACGTTACGGTCTACCCAATCGAGCGCCTTTTTCTGCTCCGCTGCGTCAATCTGCTTGCACTGCTCGGCGGTCAGGCGCTGGCCCTTAACGACCTTCTGGCCGTTGACCATCGTCACACCGCCGCAGATTGTCCAAATACCGACACCATCCTGATATGCGGTCAGGCGCTGGCCTTCTTTCTCTTCCTGAAACTGCGACATCATCACCGGGGCCGATGCGCCGGCGGCGATCAGCGCCAGCATTACGGCGCTGAGTTTTGATTTATTCCCCATCACTCACGCTCCAGCATTTCAAGCTCTTCAGTGTCGATCGTCTCCGTGCGTTTTTTTATCCAATCACGTAGAAGCCGCTCGCGCCGGCAGCGGAAGTAAGTACCGAGGGCAATACCAAACGCAGAGCAGAACATACCGAAGATGACGCCGAGAATGATCCATTCGCTCTGTGAGAAATAATTAATGATGCCGAGGACGAATGACACTGCGCTACCAGTGTGCACGGCTCCATCGGCTGCTCTGATTAGCATTCGTGACATCCTTACCTCCCGCCGGGCGGTTGGCGCTCATGAAACAGAAAAGGCCGCCAAATGGCAGCCTGTAATTGACGCGAATTATCGCTTTGTAATTGTCGCTGGTGGATCACTGCCGATGGAAAACACCACCAGCGGCTGAAATCTGACCCACCAAAAAGAAAACCCCGCCGAAGCGAGGTTTTGCGCCATTTGCAATATTGGCAAAATATCAAATTAGCCTTAAATATGGCTCATTTTGTTCACTTTTGCAAGCATCATGCTGTTAAAAGCTGCCTTCTTGCTATTCTTTGGTTTGCAACACTGAAAAGCGCGCCTTCATCCAGCCCCTTGATTAGCAGCAAAAGGCGCTCCCAGTGTCCGGCATAGTGCATTTGCCAGTTATTCCGCTGGACTCCGGCCATGCTGGCAAGGTTGGTATAGGTGTACTCCCGCGGCAGACCTTTTATTTCACTGGCGACCACCTGCACCGCCAGCAATGCCAAGCCTTGCAGCCTGAGTTTTACCTTTTTGCTCAGGCGTACCGCACACTGATCTGAGAATTGTTCCCAGATATAAGGAACCACCTGCAACTGTTTATCATGGTAATTATAATCACCATAACAATAGCGCAGCCATGCTTCCTGATGGGGTTCAAGCACTGAAATGGCCCGGCGCCAGGAACTGGTGCAATAGGTCAGCTCTTCAATCAACGGAAAGGGTTTCTTTCTGGTTCGCGTTTCTGGGCAGTGCATCGGATCCGTTATCGGGCAAACTCTGCGCTTTTCCAATACCACCGTGCGAACCTTCTGGCGCTTAAAACGTGTTGTGCGGATCATCGCTGAACCCTCGAATGCCGCCAGCTGGCCTTTGCTCTGACCATGGATATCAGCCAGGGCGAGCGACACAGCACCGCGGACGTACTCCAGATATTGTTGATTCATCGTTTTGCCCCGCGTTTGTTTGCCGTGGTGATCGCCCCAATCCCAAATGCCGTATTCAGCGTGCGCACCAGGTGGAACAGCTGGCTGCCGTGCTTGGCCTCCCATGCCGCTACATCATCATGCAGTTCGTTATGACATTTGCGGGTCAGAGGAATGGTGAAAATGTCGTGTGGCTTAGTGCCAGTGCCGCCCAGGCCGTGATCGATGATGTGATGCGGGTCGTCTGCCGGCAGGCCGCAACCACAGCAGCACGGCTGCGACTTCACCCATTGGGTGTACTTTTCGCATTCCCAGCGCGTCAATTTTGGCCGCAACATAAAGCCCGCCGGCGGCGCCGGGTCCACATCAACGAGCAACGCCGGCTTAACCTTCTCCACGCGCTCATTGATGATCGCCTTCGGCGCTTTCTCCCAAACGATATCCGACTCTTTACGCGTGCCTGTTTCGTCTGGTGCTGGTGGAAGGCGCAATGCCGAGCGTGCCACCGAATCAGGCAGCAGATCGGAAACACCATTTAGCACAGCCCACCAGCATAATTCCGGCAGGCTCAGCTGGTGGTCTTCCTTAAACTGAAAGTGCGTGCGGGCCCGGTACACCAGCCAGTCCGCAACATTCTGCTTCGCCAAAGCGTCCAGCGTCGGGTGGGTTTGCTCCCGCAGCAGGTGTTCATGGTGCCAGCACAAACGGACAGGCAAGCCGTCATAATCCAGAATATCCATGTTGTGATTGTGATAACCGTCGCCATGTGGCCACTGGCACTCGGTGCCGCGGCTCAGCCACTCACGCAGCGCAGCAACACCACCAGCGGCGCCAATAACTCGCTCATACAGGAAGAATGGCAACAGACGCGGATCATTGGCCAGCCCCTGATCGGCTACCGGCAGCAAACCCGGTGGGAGTGGTTTTAGTTCTTCTGGCTCGTTGGCAATCAGCAGCCGGCGCTGACCACTGAAATAGTGCATCAGCTCACGACCGGGGCGCAGTATCACCACGCCCAGATCACGCTGCAGGTAAGGAGTCAGCAGCATTCTCACGCAGCCACCTCTCGCCCAGGAATATATTCTGGAATATTTTGCGGTTGAATATGTGGTAACAGCCGTTCTGCCTCCCGGCGGATCTGCGCTACAAACGCCGCCCCCATGGATTCCAACTGCGTACGGCTGATATAGCTCATTGCAGGACCGGACCAAGACTTATCAAAGATCACTATCGCCCCAGCAAAGAATGCGCCGGTGGGCACTTGCTTTTCATCAGCAGGCACAAACCATTGCGGTACGTCAAAACCAACACGCCCGCGGATGAAAGCAACGTGATCTGCCTGCTCAGGCCACCAAGTTTCCGATGTCGCAGCCTTAATCAGGAAAACATATCGTCCACCACGCTCACGCATGTCCATAGCGTGTGCCATGATGTGCTGCATACCGGTGATATATTGCCCCTCATGCTGCTGGGCGCGGGAATATGGCGGATTGCCGAAAGCAGCACCGTGAAGCTCCACCAGCCGTGCTGACCAGTCCTGAGTGAGGGCATTATCCTCTGCTGTGTAGAATGCCGGGCATTTGCTGTTATCGCCGTCTGTGAACAGATCCAGCACCAGCGGACCAAACATCGCATTGATGCCCCAGAACAGGGCATCAGGTGTACGCCATTGATCGCCAACCTCTTTCAAAAGATGAGTTGGCTTCTCGCGTAGTTCGGTAAGTTTCGAGCAATAAGTGCTGATCTTTGGCGCCTCGGCCACTTCCTCTGCATCATCAGCGATGTCGCATGAGAAGACCTCACAGGACTCAGTGCACGAGCCTGTATCATAACCGCCACCACCACGAATAGTCGCCGCAATTTCCTCCCTAGAATGTTCGGAAAACATGGCAATAATGCTCTCAAGAGAATGATTCCCCCTGTACATGATCTTATTCTCTTGTTGGCGCCGGTCTACCACCCTTACGCTGTCACTGGTAATGAGTTCCATGAATTCCTGGCAGGTCTCAGGATTATCACGAGCAGCAAGCGCGATTTTATTGATGCCTTTTTTGACACAGAAGACACAGTTACCGTTATGTTCCGGTATCTCCAGATCAAAAGATTGTGTCTTCCACCAGGCCAAAACATCCTGCTTATCAAAATCACTGATATCCGCTAAGTAGCTGACATTCTCCCGTTCCTTCAACCGTTTTGGTTCATCAGAACGAATGCCGATCCAGGTATGGTAGCTTTCGAAATGATCTTTACAGTAACGCTCGAACGGTTCTAATTTCATTGTGCGGGTACAAAATGCACCATGGACGTAAGGCGTACCATATTTTGCACAAACATCGCGCCATGGCTGAAGGTCAGGACCGATCTCATCAACGCTGACTACCTTGTAACCGTTGCCCTTACCCAACTCAGGGTTTACCACCACCCGTAGGCAGATCAGATTAAGCTGCCAGTGTTTGACGACATTACGCACAAAATCATACGTTCCAGGGTGCTCAGCCCCTGTATCCATGAAAATATATCGAATATCCTCACCACCGGTCCGGCGTTTCTCCATCAGGTGAACCAGGTAGGCGGACGTGCGGCCACCGGAAAAACTCACTATTTGAACCGTCACAGGATCCCCCTCTGCTGCTCTGCCTTTGCCAACAATTTGATAAAGCTATAGTTTTGCTCGATGTTGAAGCATGCCAATACGCCTTGCCAATCACGCTCACGAGCAATGCGGCGCACGCCCTGACCATCAGCCCAATGGATTCGCAGCCCTCGGATAGACCACCATCGGCGGACCTGCTGCAGTACAGCCACCAGCGGGAAGACGGTAACGCCACAAATTTGTTTGGTTACTGGTTTCATGCGGGAGCCCTCCCATCCAGGCGCTGGGCACAATCAGTCCAAATGCGGTTCCATGCCGGCACTGCGTAACTCGGCTGCATGGTGCGCACGCCGGCTTTGCTGGCCTCAGTTCTCGCCAACGTCTCCAGCTCGCCAGGGTTTTGAAGCGGCAGACTGTTACCGATGAAACGACGATATGCCGCGTCACGCTCTGCGCAGGCCACCGGCGCCGAACGGGCTTGCTCAGGCTTGCGACCGCCGTCATGCCAGGCTGTAGCCGCCAGCAGGTTGCCCGGGAATTTACCTGGCCGGAACATGGTTTCCGGGTTCAGGTATTTGGCCCACTCCGTGCCCAGCCAGCGATCAACGAGGTATTCCACCACCTGCTTGAGTTCCTCCAGCGAGTGTCCGTCCACCAGCCGAGCCCGGATGTTCTGCAGGGTGGATTTGGCCGTGGTGTATTTGGCGCCCGTCAGTTGGTTCAGGTGTTTCAGCACCAGAATGGCCTGGTCAGTGATGTGAATTTCTTCAGAAACAACATCCCCCTGGTCGGCCGCCGCTGGCGGTTGACCAAAAGTGTTTTTATCTGACGGATCATGTTTTGAATTTACTGACGGATCGTATCCAGATTCTGGAGGGTCAAAACGCCCTGTGTTGCTGGATTTTGACGGGTCAGATTTTGAGGTATCAAATTTTGATGTATCAGATTTTGAGGCCTCAGATTCTGGAGGGTGAGAATTTGCAGCAGCGCGAAGCATCTCAACGTTCAGCTGCGTCATGCTTGAGGTGTTGCGGTTGCCCTTCCGGCGCTGTTGGCGGGTGATCCAGCCGTCTTTTTCCAGTTTGGCCAGCGATGCGCT